ATTACAAGATAACAGCTTAACGATTGAAGAAATTAGCGCACAATTGGGTGCTGCCTCTACATCATCAGGGCCGTCAATCCCTGCCGTAGGGATGAATTATGATGGCGAAATGGGTCCAATGGGTGCGTTCTATTTAAAGACCGGACAAGACCAAGTTTATGCCACAGAGAACGTAAGGTTCAGGGCATTTAGTAATCACATACAGTATCAGCACTGGGGTGATGACGGCCTAGTAAACAAATCCTTGCTGGTGAAAAATCAGCGTGATGAAGCCCGCGATCAATTGGGCGGTATTATGTGTGGGATGCCTACTTATGAGCAGTCTATTCAAATGTCTCCCCAAGAGAAGGAAAAGTACAAGGACATTGACCGTTACCGTATCATTCGAGGTATAATTAATTACACAGGCAAGACATCGGATGGCCGTGAGGTCACTATTGAAAACCAGCCTTGTATTATGTCTTTGAAGCGCAAGAACTACGGACCCTTCTACCATGATGTAATTAAGAAGATGCCCCGTGGCATGAACCTTTGGGATTTTGAAAACATTTTGTCCAAAGACACGCAAACAAACTCATACGGCAAAAAGTACTACGTCATGCACTTTGCTCCGCAGTTTGGTAGTCCAATTCCAATGGACCAACTTACTTACGACAGTCTGGCTCATGTCAGTGGTTTAATTACCGCTGAGAATAAGCGGATTGAGGAGTCTTATAAAGAAGCGAGTATGCAAGCAGTTGATGAGGCTGAAGCTGCTAGAATTATGGATGAGGTTAATCCCTTAGAAGCGGATTACCGCGTATAATGGGCATAGTCGAAGGCATGTTTAACGAGGTATACCACTCCCAAAGTGGTATATCCTCAACCGCCGTTAAGACGGTGTACAAGAAGTCTCTTGCCCATTGGAAGGGCGAGAGGCGCAAGCAGACATCTGCTTTCTCTATGGGGTCTGCCGTTCATGCTCTCCTTCTAGAAGAAGATCGTGACCTAGTGATCAAGGGGCCGAAGACTAGGGCGTCTAAAAGCTTTAAAGAGCTTGAGGAAAATGCTGAAGATGATCAGGTGGTGCTTACTGAAGTAGAGTATCACGTAGCACACCGCATGGCTCAGGAGACCCTGAAGAATAAGACCTGCCTAGCTGCTCTACGGCACAAGGACCGTAAGAATGAGGTCTCTATATTTGCGGAGTGTGAGCGTACCGGCTTAATGCTTAAAACAAGGCCAGACCTCTACATACCTACGGAGGGTACGGTTTATGACGTTAAGACTACTCAAGATGCCAGCCCTACAGGCTTTGCGCAGGAGTGCTGGAAGTACAGTTACGATATACAGGCAGCATTCTACTTATACGTGTGCAACCTAGCTGGGATCTTAGTAGAACGATTTCATTTCCTTGCAGTGGAGAAGGCTGCTCCATACGCAAGCCACATGCACGTAGTTAGTCCAGAGCTACTAGCGAATGCCACGGAGCGTATGCACAGGACACTGGCTGTCATTAAGGATGCTAGTGATAAGGAAGATTTTGGTACTGGGTGGGGCGAGTATACAGTCCTAGACCTCCCGAAGTGGCTATAACCCCACAGAGTGCCAAAGCGAAGGGCCGAAGACATCAGCAATGGGTCAGAGATAAAATTCTCGCTCTCTTCCCCAAAGCACTCCTCCCAGATGATGTCAGAAGCACTTCTATGGGCGCTGGCGGCGAAGATATACAATTGAGTACTGCCGCCAGACGCCTGTTCCCATACTCCGTAGAATGCAAGGCATTTAAATCATTCGCAATCTACAAGGTGATGGACCAAGCGGCAGATAATTGTCCGAAGGGTGCGGAGCCAATCGCCATTATTAAAGCTGATCGCCAGAAACCTTTGGCTGTCATGGACGCAGAACACTTCTTCAAATTGATTGGGAAAAATAGTGCCAAAAGTAAATCTACCCGAAAATAGTATTCACGTAATGATTACTCTCAACCCTGACGATGGCAGTATGACTCTGTCCAGCCAAGGAAACATCCCCGACGACTTAGATCCTGAATACGTGAAAGCCATGATGGATATATCCAACGGCCTCTGCATGATTTTGGAGAACGGTGTCGAGTATCTCGCCACAACCGGTTCCATTCTAACTGCCCTAGAAGAAGAGATGAGCGAAGAGGTGGTCTTCGAACCGGATGATGAGCTTCTGGATGCAGTGTCTGACGCCAAGATTATAGATTTTAGCAAGAAGGTGCATTGATGAACGCTCGCAGTAAAAAAATGACCTACGAAGATCATCTTCGTGAACCCATTGATCAAGATCCAATGCCCATCATGGATGTAGTCCATAAGCCACCTCACTATAATAATGCGGGTATAGAGTGCATCGACGCGATGGAAGCTATGGTTGAGGGCGCTGATGTAGAGCCTCACGCCGCCTACTGTTGGCAGAATGCTTTTAAATACCTGTGGAGATGGCCTTACAAGTCTAAGCCTCTGGAAGACCTCAAGAAAGCCCGCTGGTATTTAGACCGGCTGATTGAGGAGCTTGAAGAATGATCACTCAGGAAGACATCGACTCTGTGGCTGAACTAGCAGAGCCACTATCACAGGCGGGCTTACATAATATGCCAGATGACTGGGATAAACATAGGCATCCCTCGCCTCTGGAAATGGTATCTGACTTCGCATCCCGAATGGAGCAGCCACTGGGCGAGAAGTGGAAGTTCAGCAAGAAGCTGGAAGATTTTCGCTGGGATATGATTCAGGAAGAATACGGTGAAGCTTTTGATGAAAGCTGCAACGGCAATAACCCTGAAAACATGCTCAAGGAATTAGCTGACTTAGTCTACGTGATTTACGGATACGCAGCCACATACGGCTGGAATTTAGACAAGGCAGTTCGCCGTGTACACCGCTCCAATATGAGCAAGCTGGGCTTAGACGGCAAGCCGCTTAAAGGACCAGACGGCAAAGTGCAGAAGGGTCCAAATTATAAAAAACCAACGCTTACGGATCTAGTGGAGACCAATGATGAGTAATTTACTACCAACTGACTACCAAACCTTCATAGCAACCAGTCGCTATGCTAGGTGGCTTGAAGAAGAAGGCCGAAGAGAGACATGGTCTGAGACAGTATCTAGATACATGGATAATATTGTACGCCCTAAAGTAGGTGCGGAGTTTAATTCATCAGAAATAGAACAGGCCATCCTAAGCCTAGAAGTCATGCCCAGTATGCGGTCAATGATGACGGCAGGGAAGGCGGCTAACCGCGATAATACGTGCATGTACAACTGTAGTTATCTAGCCGTAGATGATCCGAAGGCCTTCGATGAGGCTATGTTCATCCTGCTCTGTGGAACTGGGGTAGGGTTCTCTGTCGAGCGTCAATACATCAACAGTCTCCCAGAAATTCCGCAACTCTTCTACAGCGATACTATTGTCATGGTCAGGGATAGTAAGGAAGGCTGGGCCAAGGCTTTCAGGCAAGTTCTTGCTCTCCTATGGGCTGGTGAAATTCCAAAATGGAATACGGAAAAAGTTAGACCGGCTGGTGCGCGACTAAAGACATTCGGGGGCAGGGCGTCTGGCCCAGCGCCGTTGGTTGATCTGTTTAACTTTGCAGTCACTACGTTTAAAAATGCTCAAGGTCGCAAGCTGTCTTCGATTGAGGCGCATGACCTGATGTGCAAAGTAGGCGAAGTAGTAGTCGTTGGCGGTGTACGCCGCTCCGCAATGATTTCCCTGAGCAATCTATCAGATGACCGTATGCGTCATGCCAAGAGCGGTAAGTGGTGGGAGAATGACCCACAACGAGCATTAGCAAACAACTCTGTGGCCTACTCAGAGAAGCCTGACAGCATGTCCTTTATGCGTGAGTGGACTGCCTTAGTAGAGAGCGGGTCAGGGGAGAGAGGCATCTTCAACCGGCAAGCTGCTATTAAACAAGCTGCTAAGAATGGACGCCGTGACCCTAATCGTGAGTGGGGTACTAATCCCTGTTCTGAGATAATTTTAGCTGGACCTAGAACTGATCCCAAGACTGGTAATCCTATTGCCGGTACAGGTGGACAATTTTGCAACCTCAGTGAAGTAGTAGTACGGGCAACAGACACTATAGAGGACTTGGAGCGTAAGGTTAGGCTGGCTACTATTTTAGGAACCGTACAGGCCACCTACACTAAGTTCCCGTACCTTCGAAAGGTCTGGGAGAAGAATACAGCCGAAGAGCGTCTGCTTGGCGTCAGCCTGACAGGTATTATGGATAACCCTCTTATGACTACTGCTAACAAGGGTTTGGCTGAGACTTTAGAGCATCTAAAGCAGGTTGCTGTGGATACTAATAAGGAGTGGGCAGATAGGCTTGGCATAGAGCAGTCGGCTGCTATTACGTGCGTGAAACCATCGGGTACAGTTTCTCAGCTAGTAGATAGTGCTAGTGGAATACATGCACGGCACTCTCCATATTATATCCGTACAGTGAGGGGTGATAATAAAGACCCTCTAACGCAGTTTATGATAGATCAAGGCATTCCCAATGAGCCAGAGGCGTTTAAGCCTGATCAAACGACTGTCTTTAGCTTTCCTGTGAAGTCTCCTGAAGGAGCGGTCTGCACCGCAGATATGACGGCTATTGAGCAGCTTGAAATGTGGTTGATGTACCAACGGCATTTTGCGGAACATAAACCAAGCGTAACTATCAACGTAAAGGCTGATGAGTGGTTTGAAGTAGGCGCATTTGTGTATGAGAATTTTGATGAGATGTCTGGCGTATCGTTCTTGCCGTATGATGATCATACTTATCAACAGGCTCCTTATCAAGAATGTGAGGTTTCAAAATACCAGATGCTGCTAGGTCAAATGCCTGAACGCATTGACTGGTCGAAGCTGGCAGACTACGAAAAAGAGGACACAACGGTCAGTATGCAGACGATGGCTTGTACTGGAGACAGTTGCGAACTCGTTGATATTTCAGCATAAATCCCAATAAAAAAGCCCTCAGATCGCTTGACCTGAGAGCGCATTTACACTAAAATGTATCTTGAATGAGGTTGAGATTGGTCCGCCTTGTTCGTTGGTTGAGACCCCTGCTTTGGTTGG